AAGCACCTACCGTTTCGGTGCATCGTTGTTTCACCTATTGCAGGGTTATGTTTGCGGTTCTTGTGGAACGGTGGCGTATTCGTTGTGTTTCGTGGCGTCCCGTGCACAGGTAACGAGGCATGGGGGTGCGGGGGGGCGGGCACCCGGCAGCGACATGGATGGTTCTCGTGCGGAGCCAGAGCAATTATTTCCCAGAATAGGGGTGGGGGGTTGTTTTTATGGATGCTAGCCTTGTTTTGTAAGGGTTTTAGGGGTTTGTGTGCGCCCTAGGTTGGTTTTACCATTTGACCTTGTCTGCCCAATAGGCTGCGGACATCTTTCCCTTGGCGATGTTCTTCGAGTGACGAGCCTTGAATGACTCTCTGCGCTTGCGGTAGGAGGCTGACTCGCCGGCTTTTTTGGGGGAGCCTGAAACACCCTGTTGACCAAAGCGGATGGTCTTAATTTGGTCGCCAGATTTGGCTACGACGACGTGTGATTTGGTCGGGTGGTTGGGGGTTCTTTTGGGTTTGTTATAGCCGGATACTCCGGCACGGGAAAGTCGTGGGTCTCTGGTTGTTTTTCTTGTTGCCATTACCCTGTACTCCTTGTGCTCGTGCCCCAGCCGCCCCTGTGGGGCGGTCTGGGTCGGGTTTTCCCTTCCCCCCCTATAGTCCCCCCCTTCCGTTACATGACTTTGTGCGGTTGTGATTGTGCGTTTGTGAAAGTAACAAAGTGGGCTAAGGGGTGATGAACAAGAATGAAGAACTCACGCTGACACCACAACAGCAGCAGTATCTGGACTGGCTGTGCACGCCTCCAAGCGAGCGAACACCTCCTAGCAAGCACAAGATGGCGGTGCACCTTGGTGTCAACGAGACGACCCTTCGCCGCTGGGAGAAGAAGGAAGTCTTCCGTAATCATTGGAAGGCAGCGGTGGACGAAGTCCAAGGGTCGCCTGAGCGTACGGCAAGGCTGTTGGACACGCTGTATGCCAAGGCTTTGGATGGGGATACTAAGTCTGCGCAGTTGTATTTGCAGGCGACTAATCGTATGGCTCCTCCGACGGTAACGGTTCAGTCTAATAAGAAAGCGGCTGAACTCTCCGATGAGGAGTTGGACCAGTTGATTGCAGCGGTGGCTGAGAGGGAGAAGTCTCAGAGGTCGGCGTTGCGTGTTGTTGGATGAATACAATCGAGTGTCCGATTTGCGGTTGCGAGTATCCGCCTGTTGCGACTCGGTGGCTTTGCCCCGAGTGCGGCAACAAGGAGTCGTGCTGTGAGGGGGAACCTCGGAAGATGAGGGATTTGGAGGACTAGTGGCTGTACCTACGACACAGAATCTGACGATTATGCGTGGTGACACCGAAAGTTTGGTCATCAACATGGATGACGGGTCGGGTGCTATCAACATTTCGGGTCGGACTTATAGGGCACAAATTAGGCAGACGAAGGATTCGACGATTATTGCGGCTTCGTTTACTTGTGTGATTACGAATGCTGGTGCTGGTCAGGTGACTTGTACGTTGTCGGCGGCTACTACGGCTGGTTTGTCGCCGGGTATTTATTATTGGGATTTTGAGGAAACTAACGCTGGTGTGGTTTCTACGATTTTGGCTGGTTCCGTGAACGTGTTGGCGGACGTAACCCGGTAATGGCTCAGATTGAAATCAACCTTTCTCGTACCGAGGAGACTGTCGGGCAGGTTCGTACTGGCGTAATCACGCTGGTCAGCACCGCTAATGTGGGTCCTACTGGCCCTCAGGGAGCCACGGGTGCGACGGGACCGACTGGTCCGCAGGGTCCACAGGGTCCAGCGGCAACCATTGCGGTTGGTACGGTCACGACGGGTGCGCCTTCTAGTGCGGTTATTGTCAGCAATGCTGGCACGAGTTCGGCTGCGGTGTTTGATTTTACGATTCCGCAGGGTCCAGTAGGCGCAACTGGTGCAACTGGAGCGACAGGTGCGACAGGTCCACAGGGACCACAGGGACCGATTGGTCCACAGGGTCTACAGGGTGATACAGGACCGCAAGGTCCGCAGGGTATTCAGGGACCGCAGGGTTTGACTGGTGCGACGGGTGCTACGGGCGCTACTGGTCCACAAGGTCCTCAGGGTATTCAGGGTGTTCAGGGTTTGCCGGGTGATGTGTATCAAACGTCGTCTACGACGAGTTTGACGATTCCTGCTGTTGGAACATCGATTACTTTGACTGTTGGAACGGGTTTGTCGTATTCGACTAACCAAACGATTCTGATTTCGCACAACTTGAGCAATCACATTCATGCCGAGATTGATACATACGATTCTGGTACTGGTGTCATTGTGGCTGTGGTTACGGACACGGAGGGGTCTGGGACGTATTCGTCGTGGACGGTGAACCTGTCTGGTGCTGTTGGTGCTCAGGGTCCTCAAGGTATTCAGGGTCCGACTGGTCCTACGGGTCCAACTGGGGCAACTGGTGCTACTGGACCGCAAGGTCCACAAGGTATTCAGGGTCCTCAGGGTGACCCGGGTCCTGCGGGTGCGACTGGTCCTGCTGGTCCGGGTGTTCCTGTGGGCGGAACTGCTGGTCAGATTCTTAGCAAGGTGGATGGTACTGATTACAACACGGCGTGGACTGCTGCGCCGGCAACGAATCCGATTACTAATAGTGGGTTTGCTGCGATAGTAACGATGGACATAGGAGTATAGATGGCTGTTGGTGACAGGAACGAGGCACGTCTTGGCGGGCCGGTGCAGTTGGGTACGACCACAACGGTGATTTGTACTGCTGCTGCGGGTTTTGATGAGATTTTGAAGCAGATTGTTATTTGTAACACGGATACGGTTGACCGTACGGTGACGTTGTCGGTTGGTTCTGCCGCAACGGCGGCGAACCGTTTGATGTCAAATTTGCCGATTGGTGCGAATGACACGATTGTGTTTGATACGGCAATTGTTCTTGCCGCTGGCGAGACGTTGGAGGGGTTGTCGGATACTGGTTCGAAGGTGACGGTGACTGTTGTGGGTTGGGAGAAGCAGGTTTAGTTTTGGGTTTGGATAACGCCTACGGTTTGGGTTCAATTCGTCCCGGTGTGTGCACTAGTACCACACGCCCCGCAAGCCCTTACATAGGTCAAGTTATTTTTGAAACTGATACAAACAGAATAAAAGTTTGGCTTGGTTCATCTTGGTCTGCTGGAACTGTCCATGTATCAACTTTGTCGGTTGAGTATTTGGTCGTAGGTGGTGGCGGCGGTGGTGGTGGAACATCCGCTGGCGGTGGTGGCGGCGGTGGTGGTGGTGCTGGAAGAATGCTTGAAGGAACCACAACAATAAATTTGTTGGATAATCTCACCGTTACGGTAGGCGCAGGGGGGAATGGTGGTTCTTCTGGCGGCGGAACTGGTGCAAATGGTTCGGACAGCATTTTCGCAACCCTTACGGCTCAAGGTGGCGGTGGTGGTGGTGGAAGATTGCCTGCATCAAATGGCAATAGCGGCGGTTCAGGTGGCGGTGGTTCGGGAGATTTTGCTGGAAGTACCAGAACTGGTGGAGCCGCATCGTTTGGGGCGTTTGGCAATGGTGGTGGAAATGGTTGGAACGGTGCCGATTCTTCAGGTGGTGGCGGCGGCGGCGCAGGTAGTGCTGGCGGTAATGCGGCACAAAACACTCGTGGGACTGCTGGTAGTGGCAGGTCAAATTCAATTACTGGTTCATCTGTGACTTATGCGGCTGGCGGTCTTGGTGGTCAAGGACAGGCAACAAATGATGGTGCCGCTGGCACAACCAATAGAGGCAACGGAGGGGGTGCTGGAGAAAGCGCAAGCGGGCAAGGTGCTAGAGCAGGTGGCAATGGTGGTTCTGGGATTGTAATCCTTAGATACTCGCAGGCTTTTACGATTACAGTTGGGGCAGGTCTGACTTCTTCTACTACTACGGTTGGCTCTGACAAGGTAACAACGTTTACTGCTGGCACAGGAACAATTAGCATCTCATGACTATTTCTGCTACTACTCAGGGTCTTCGACCGGGCGCTTGTACGTCAACGAACCGCCCTGCGGTTCCGTTCGACGGCATGGTTGTTTATGAGACAGATACGAACACGATGTCGGTTTGGGATGGTACGAGTTGGGCTTCTCTTAGTGGACCAATTTCGCTCAATTACAACACGATTAGCGTGAACTATACGATGCCTACGGGTTATAACGGTATGTCGTCTGGTCCGATTACGATTGCGTCTGGTGTGACGGTGACGGTTCCGTCTGGTTCGAGTTGGAGTATTGTATGAGCAGGCTTGCTGTGGGCCAGTTGGAAGGTTTGGCTTCTGAGTCGTATCGAATTACGGTGGCTTCAGGTTCTCGCATTCTTCAGGCTGGAGCCATCCTTCAGGTCGTCAGTGCTACGAAAACAAATACCGCAACGACAACCAGTTCGACGTACTCCGACATTGACGGCCTCAGTGTGTCAATCACGCCCACAACGACGTCTAGCAGAATCTACATTTCTGCGGCATTGAACTTTGGTTCCAGCAACTCCAACACAACTACGGTTGCACAGTTGGTTCGTGGCTCAACAGCAATTTGCATTGGTGACGCCGCAAGCAACAGAAGGCGAGCAAGCGTAAATGCCTACACCGAATTTGCTGGTTCCTTTAAGATTGATTTTGTTGATAGTCCATCTACGACCAGCGCAACAACGTACAAAATTCAGTGGGCTTCACTTGGTGGTGCGGCATGTTTTATGAACCGTGTCAACTTTAACGATGATGACGCTGATGTTCGTCCTCGTACCGCTTCTACGATTACGGTGATGGAGGTGGCTGGGTGAGTACGCTTCGTGTCGGAAACATTACGGCTACTGGTGGCACAGGCACCATCACCGTGCCAACAGGAAACCAGATTGTTCAAACAGGCGGAATCCTTCAGGTCGTCAGCGCTACAAAAACTGATTCCTTTTCAACAACTAGCCAAACATTCGTTGACGTTACCGGAGTAAGCGCTTCAATCACTCCTTCTAACACATCAAGCAAAGTGTTTATTTTTGTTAGTGGCGTTGTTGGAAATAGCAGTAGCACTCAACTTTCTCCAATAAACATCGTTCGAGATTCAACGAACATTGCACAGTCAACTAGTGCATCAGCGGCCAACGCAACCTTAACCATCTACACGAATAACGGAAATAACAACAGTGGTTTTGCTATTTCTTTTCTTGATTCACCATCTACCACATCAAGCACAACATACAAACTTCAAATGCGTTCTAATGGCTCTTCATCTGCCACCATTGGTCGTATCGCCCCAAACACCGATTGGGGTTCGATTACCACGATTACTCTGTTGGAGGTGGCTGGGTGAGTTCGATTATTCGTGCGGATAAGTGGCAGAACGCTTTGGGTGTGGCGTACAACAGTGTGTTGCAGGTTGTGTCCACTACCAAAACCGACACATTCAGTCACGCCACAAACACGTTCACAGACATTACCGGAATGTCCGTCTCCATTACTCCGTTTTTTTCAACAAGCAGAATTCTCGTTCAGGTTACGATGAGCGCATCTTCCAGTGCCAGCACCGTTGGGTCCGTAAAGTTGGTTCGTGGTTCAACCGACATTTTTATTGGTGATGCCGCTGGTTCCCGAACGAGGGCAACGGCTCAAATCTACGAACAATTTGGTTCCGGGATAAGTTTCACATTTCTTGATTCTCCCGCAACAACTTCTTCCACCACTTACAAAGTTCAAGCAAGGGCGAACGACAATGCCTCGGCGTTTTTCTTGAACAGAAGCAATTCCGATTCCGATGGGGCGCAGTGGGTCCGAACGGCTTCGTCTATTACAGTTATGGAAATAGCACAGTAAAGGAACAAACAATGATTGACTACCCAGCCATCTTAGTAAGACACTACGCAGGAGCCGAATGGACCCTGAACGGTGACGAATACAGCGGACTCACTTGGCTGTCCGACAGCGAAAAGCCAACGCAAGAGGAGTTGGATGCTTTGTGGTCTTCAACGCTTGAAGCGATTCAGGCTGAGAAGGATGCGAAGGTTGCTGCTCGTGAAGCCTTGTTGGCTCGTCTTGGTATTACCGAGGACGAGGCAAGGATGTTGCTCGGCTAATGCCTCTCAGTTCTGTTCTCGGAGCGCAGTCGCTTGTTAAGCCGGGGGTGTGCACTTCGTCGACCCGTCCTGCAAGTCCGTATGACGGTCAAGTGATTTATGAGTCTGATACCGACACGGTACGAGTTTGGGATGGCTCTGTTTGGGACGTTGTGGGCACTGGGGTATTTACCAGCACTACTCGTCCGTCTTCCCCGTATGAGGGCAAGTTGATTTATGAGACTGACACAAACTTGGTGAAGATGTATGACGGTGCTTCTTGGGTTACGGTCGGTCCAACAACGCCATTGACCGTAACTAGCGCAACTGTTGCCACATCTCAGTCAACATCTAGTGGAACATACACAGATTTGGCTACTGTCGGACCACAGGTTACGTTAACAACTGGGACGCAGGCACTTGTAATTATTAGTGCTGGAATAAACATTCCATCTTACGACTGGGTCTCGTCCATGAGTATTGCCGTAAGTGGTGCAACGACTATTGCGGCTTCGGACTCACGAATGCTTAGTCAGAATGCTCACAACCAAACTAGGGCGGCATCTAGGGTTGTTTTGTTTGACTCGCTTACGGCTGGGTCAAATACTTTTACGGCAAAGTACAAGGCTGGAGGCGGAACTAGCGCCACTTTTTCCGACCGGTCTTTGATGGTCATTCCGCTTTAAAGGAGAACTCATGGCACTATCAATCCCACACTCATTCGTCAGCAACACCATCGCTGAAGCATCGGAAGTAAACGGCAACTTCACCGCCGTCAAACAGTTCGTGGATGCTTTGCAGGACGGTACCGGCATCGACGCTGGCGCTATCTCTGCCGCCAAACTCGCCACCTCGTCTGTGACCGAAACCAAGATTGCTGGTTTGTCTGTCACCAGCGGCAAAATTGCCGATGGTGCAGTAATCACCGACAAATTGGCTGCAGGCGCACCACGAGCAGGATTCAACAGCACCCAAAACCAGCAAACGGGCACAACTTACACGCTGGTGTTGTCTGACCTTGGCAAGTTGGTTGAGTTGAACAACGCTGCAGCAATCACCCTGACCATCCCGACGAACGCTTCGGTTGCGTTCGCTGTGGGTGACCGCATTGACTTGTTGCAGACTGGTGCCGGTCAGGTGACTGTGGCTGCTGCTGGTGGTGTGACTTTGAACTCTGAGGGTGCTAAGAACAAGTTGGCTGGTCAATGGGCTGCGGCAACGCTTATTAAGCGTGCCGCTGATACTTGGGTGCTTATCGGAAACATTGTTGCGTAATGATTCCCGGCATTGTTGCTTCAGCCGCTGGCGGACTTGCTGGCTTCACCGACCCGTTCACAGGAACGGGTGCGCTAAACGCTAGGTGGATTAATACTTCTGGTTCTTGGACTAGGGACACCGATGACGCTTACACGGCTACGGCGGCTAGTTCGTATCCGCTGGCTTCGTTCAATGCGAACACAAAGAACGTGTCGGTCCGCTCCGAGTTCGGTGTTGCCAACACCTTTGGTTGGGGCGTGGCGTTTTGGGTGACTGACGCAAACAATTGGTGGGCTGCGGTGGTGGACAGGACTGAGAATTCTTGCGTTACTGGGTCTACTACGGATTGTTGCGCTTGTGGATATTTGGGTGTCGGAAGTGGTTTTCCTTCCTGTAATTGTACTTATCCGCCATGCGACCAATACAATGTTCCCCAATGCGGGACTACGAGCAATGCGGGTCAATGTTCTTATCCCGTGTATGGAACCTGCTACACCTATGTTCTCAGGTTGTTGAAGCGTGAGTCTGGAACGGTCACAAACGTGGCATCAACAAACATTGCTTCCGGCAACATTGGCGGAGCGTTGAATGTGGAGTATGTGCAGGCTGTGACGAACGATGCTGGTCAGATAACCGCAACGGCGTTTATTAGTGGTTACTCGGTTGCTTCGATTGTGAACACGCCAGTTTCACCAGTGCGTACTAACTTCCACGGTATGATTATTGCGCCACGCACAACGGGTACGCAGGCTGACCGTATTGAAACATTTATTTACGCACCACAATGAGGAACCAATGAGTGATACACCAGTTCAGTTAGAAACATTTGAAGTTTGGGTTGAGGGCGAGTTCGCTGCCCACATCCACCTTGTGCCGGAAGCGGCTGCGCTTGTGGCGGCAATGAAGTCGAATCCGACGATTGTTTGGGTGGACCCGAATGTCAGCGTGGACTGAATACAAGAAGCGTGTCGGTGAGACACGCCCTTGGGATTTACTGAACCCTAACGCAGAACGCTCTACCGACGAGGAGGCAACAGGCAGGCTGGATACTTGTAAGGGGTGCGACAGGTTCCTGAAGTTGACTAGTCAATGTAAGGAATGTGGTTGTGTGATGATTGGAAAAGTGAAACTAAAAGCGGCAACTTGTCCGCTTGGAAAGTGGTAATCATGAAGAAAGAACACATTGAGATGCTCAAGTCTTGGGCAAAAGTATTCGGGGCAGGGGTTGTTGCTCTTGCCATTGCTGGCGAGCGTGACCCGAAGGCGCTGCTTGCAGCAGGCGTAGCGGCGGTTCTGCCTGTGGTTTATAACTATCTTGACCCAAAGGACAGCCGTTATGGCAAGGTTGTGAAGGTCAAGGCGGTCGCCAAAAAGCGAGTAACTAGAAAGAAGGTGAAGTAATGCCAAAGGTTGGAAAGAAAGAGTTCCCTTACACGAAGGCTGGAATGGCTGCTGCCAAGAAGGCTAAAATGAAGAAGGACAAGAAGAAGAAGTAAGCATGGAATTGACCGACCTGCTCAATGAGCGGGAATGGCGCAAATGCAGAGGTAAGGAGGGCGCTTCCACCGATGAACTGGTGGAGGCGTTCTCTTACTTCTGCGCAAACTATTGGACTATTCGACACCCGGAACGGGGTCGAATCAAGTTCGTGTTGCGTGACGCACAAGAAGAAACAGCAAAAGTTTGGATTGAAGCCAGATACAGCATCGTGCTGAAGGCACGACAGATTGGATTCTCTACGCTTGCCGCAGCATTCTCGTTTTGGGAATCATTCTTCTGGGGTGACAGGTTCACGGTCATGTTGTCACGCACAGAACGAGAGGCGGCAAAGTTGCTGCAGAAAACCAAGTATGGCTACAAGATGATGCCTGTTTGGATGCGTCAGCGTGGACCGGAGTTGGTGTCTGACCACCAGTTGAAGATGGTGTTTGCTAATGATTCGGCTATTGAGTCCTTGCCGAGTGGTAATGACCCTGCTCGTGGCGAGTCGGTGTATCGGGTAGTTATTGACGAGATGGCGTTCTTGCCGAACGCCGAAGAAGCGTGGGCATCTATCGAGCCGATTGCCGACGTTGGTGGTCGAGTCATCTGTCTGAGTACCGCTAACGGCGAGGGCAACATCTTTCATCAGTTGTGGGTTGGTTCACAGACAGGCACAAACAGATTCCAAGGAATCTTCTTCCCGTGGTCCGCTGGAGACCGTGATGACGCTTGGTACGAAACCAAGAAGCGTGACCTGCCTGACTGGCAGTTAGCACAAGAGTATCCGTCCGACCCTGATGAGGCGTTTATTCGCTCGGGTCGTCCCGTGTTTGATTTGGATGTGTTGCGAGAGATTTCTCCGCTTGAGCCGCACAGAGGGTTTCTGAAGCCGGGTTTAAACAAAAACACTTACTTGTTTGAGGAGGATGGCGGCGAGTTGGCGGTGTGGGATTTCCCTGAGGTTGGTGAGGCGTATGTGATTGGTGCTGACGTTGCCGAAGGTTTGGGTCATGGTGACTTCAGTTCAGCCCATGTTATTTCTGCTGATACGGGAATGATTGTGGCGCATTGGCACGGGCACATTGACCCAGACCTGTTTGGCGAGACTGTGCTCGCCTACTTGGGGTATTTCTTCAACCACGCCTTGATTGGTGTGGAGTCAAACAACCATGGTTTGACGACCCTGAAGGCTTTGCAGAGGATGGGTTATCAGAACATTTACCGTCAACGAAAGATGAATCATGTGTCTCCGAAAGCCAGCGAGTCGTTGGGTTGGAGGACGACCAGCGTGTCCAAGCCGTTGGCTGTGGACGAGTTGAATGCCTCGATGCGAGACCAGTCTTTAGCCCTGTTTTGTAAGAATACCATTGGGGAGTTACGCACTTTCGTGCGTGACCCTAACGGCAAGATGCACGGCTCCCCCCATGACGACAGGGTGATGTCGCTGGCTATTGCCAACCAGATGCTGAAGTATGTTTGGATGCCCGAGTATCGGCGTGACCTGCCTCCTAGAAGGAATTCGCTGCAATGGTGGGAAAGGTTCATTGTTCGGGAGGAAAAGGGCTCCAGAATCCCCATTGGGGCGTATAACACGGTTGAGTAACGATTCTGGGATGTATTGATGGAAGATTTCACCTGTATTCATTGCAATCGGTCTTTTCAAGCCGAGGAATTGCCCCGTAGGGGAGAGGTTTGCTTTAAGTGTCATGTTAAAACAATACGTTTGGGTTTTACTTATGGGCAAGAGGACTTTCATGGCCCGACTATCCGTGAGCGTCAACGCCAAACGGTTGAGCAAGCAAAAATCAACGGTTACAACGCCGAACCCGTGACCAACTGGATGTAATGGGATGGAATGGCTGGTACCGATAATCGTTGCTGTAATTACCGGACCAGTCGTGGTGGTACTGCAGAGATTGCGTAGAGAGAACACCGAACAGCATGCCCACAACACGATTTTGTTGAGGCACATTGGCAGCAGGATTGACCGCATAGCAACGAAACTCGACAGTCACATTGGATGGCACGAGGGTCAGAAGGATAAGGAAAATGGCGAGAACGTCTAACAAAGAACTGATTACTCGATACCGCAACAAGGTTGAGCAGTCGAAGCGTTGGAGGCGTGAGGAAACTTACGACGACATTTGGGAGCGGATGATTAACCTCTACCGAGGTAAGCATTACCGTACAACCAGCGAAGAGGACCGTTTGTTGGTCAACATTGCTTTTGCAACGATTAACGTGATTTCACCGAGCGTGTCGGTGAATCACCCGAAGATTACGGTGAACGCCAAGAAGTTTCAAGACGCTGACCGTGCGGTTGTGACTGAGGCAATTGTCAACTATTGGTGGCGGCACTATGACTGTCAGCGTGACTTCCGTCGAGCAGTCAAGGACATGCTCGTTATCGGTCACGGATGGCTAAAGACCGGCTACCGGTTCGTTGAGCGAACCGATGGCGAGTACGAGTTCTCTGACGAGTTGGCATCCACAGCACCTGAGTCAATTTCTGAGACCGAAATCAAGATTACGGAGGACCGCCCGTTTGTGGAGCGTATCTCTCCGTTTGATGTGTTTGTTGACCCGGATGCGACCAGCATGCATGACATTCGTTGGATTGCGCAGCGTTTGCGTCGTCCGCTGAACGATGTGAAGCGTGACAAGCGATACAACTCGGTTGCCCGTCAAGAGGCTGCGCCATCGCATTACTCGAAGTGGGGTGTTGATGATAAGCGTCGGGCTCGCACAAGTTATGACGAGCAGGATGCGTATGTTGAGGTTTGGGAGTTCTACGACATTGAGCGAAACAAGATGTCGGTGTTCTGCGACGGGTCAGACAAGTTCCTTGTCAGCCCGTTCGACATCCCGTTTGCTTTCGGTCACCCGTTTGTCATGTTGCGTAACTACGACATCCCGGAGCATTTCTATCCGATGGGTGAACTTGAGGCGATTGAGCCGCTGCAGTTAGAGTTGAACGAAACCCGTACACAGATGATGAACCACCGTAAGCGGTTCTCACGTAAGTGGCTGTACAAGGAAGCGGCTTTCGACGCTGACGGTCGAAGCGCCTTGGAGTCCGACGAGGACAACGTCATGGTGCCAGTCATCTCCGAGGAAGGGTTGGGCAATGTTGTTGCCCCGATGCCTGCGGTTATCAGCCCACCCGAGTTCTACAACCAGTCGAGTCTGATTTCTTCGGACATTGACCGTGTGTCGGGCGTGTCGGAGTACATGCGTGGTGCGTTGCCTGAGATTCGTCGCACCGCCACAGAAGCAGCGATTGCTCAGGACGCAGCAAACGCCCGTGCGTCCGACAAGTTGGCTGTTATCGAGCGTGCGATTGCAGATTGTGCTCGCCGCCTTGTGATGCTGGCACAGCAGTACATGACGGGTGAACAGGTGATTCGCATCATTGCCGAATCCGATACGCCTGCTTGGGTGAACTTCGACCGAGACTATGTTTCGGGCGAGTTCGACTTTGAGGTTGAGGGCGGTTCTACCGCCCCGGTGAACGAGTCGTTCCGCCGTCAGATGGCTTTGCAGGTTGTTGATGCGATGGCACCGTTTGCCCCTCTCGGCATTATCGACATGCCGAAGTTGGCTAACTATGTTCTCCAGTACGGTTTCGGCATCAAGAATGCTGCCTCGTTCGTGAACCCTGCCCCTCAGATGCCGATGGGTCCTGAGGGCGCTCCTATGGCTCCTGAAGCGCCTATGGGAGCCCCTCCTGCGGTTCCTGCTGGTATGGGTGAGATGCCGACGGGTGGCATGCCGATGCCGACGAATATTCCGCCAGAGATTCTGGCTCAGTTGTTGGCATCGGGTGCTCCGCTGCCGAACACGCAGTTACCGCCAGAAGGCATGTAACGAAGAAACCCAATAAATAGAGCAACCCTTGGAGGACTCTTACAATGAGCAATATTGAAAGCAACGAGGTTCTGGCTGAAGAAGCCCCTGCGCTAGAAGGCGAGGGACAACTTCAAGAGGTGCAGGACGCAGTTGATGCCCTGACAGATGAGCAGATTGAACTGCTTCCCGTAGATGAGTTCGGTGACAAGTATGTGACCGTAACCGTTGATGGTGAAGAGGTTCGTGTGCCTCTGAAGGAGGCGCTCTCTGGTTATCAGCGTCAAGCGGACTATACCCGCAAGACGCAGGAACTTAGCGAGCAACGGCGACAGGTGCAATTTGGTGCAGCCCTGCAGGAGGCCCTGCAGAAGAATCCGAAGGAAACCTTGGACCTGCTATCACAGCATTACGGTCTGGCACAGCAAGCCGCTTCTGAGGAAGAGGAACTGTATGTGGACCCGGTTGAGAAGCAGTACCGACAGTTGGAGCAGCGAGTTCAAGCCTTTGAACAACAGAAGGCGATGGATGAGTTGGAACGGACTGTTCAGTCGCTGGAACAGCGGTACGGTTCTGATTTTGATGCCAATGAGGTTGTTGCCAAGGCTCTCGCCTTGGGGTCAACCGATTTGGAAGCCGTTTACAAGCAAATCGCTTTTGACAAGGTGTACGAGGACGCTAAGGCTCTTCGCCTGATTCGTGAGAAGAAGGCGGTGGAGGCGCAGCAGATTACGGATGCCAAGCGTCAGGCGGCGGTTGCGAGTGGCGGTACCACGGCATCAAGCGCAGATGTGTCCGCACGACCCATTACATCGTTGCGAGACGCATGGGATGCCGCCAAGCGGCAGGTCAGCGTCTAGCGTTTCTCTAAAGGAGTAATTTATGTCCAACCCGAATTTCGACCAACTGTTGTCGACGACGCTTGCGAACTACCGCCAGCAGTTGACTGACAACGTGTTCACGGCACGCCCGTTGACCTACTTCCTCATGGATAAGGGTCGCATCCGCATGCTCAATGGTGGCACGAAGATTGTTGAGCCGCTCATCTACGGTCAGAACTCGACCGTGGCTTCGTACAGCGGTTACGACACCATCTCGCTGACCGCTCAGGACGGCATCACGGCTGCTGAGTACGACTGGAAGCAGTACGCTGCGTCCATCGCCATCAGCGGTATCGAGGAAGCCAAGAACAACGGCGAACAGGAAGTCATCAACCTTCTCGAAGCCAAGATTATGCAGGCTGAAGAGTCGATGCGTGAAGGTTTCAACCAGATGTTCTTCGGTGACGGCACCGGCAACTCTGGCAAGAACTGGAACGGTCTCGGCAACATCGTTGAGGCTTCCGGCACCGTCGGTGGCATCAACCGTGCAACTGCTGGCAACGAGTACTGGCGTTCGTACGAGGAGAACACTGCTGGTGCTCTCACGCTCGCACAGATGGCTACGGCTTACAACAGCGTGTCGGTTGGTAACGACCACCCAGACATGATTCTGACGACCCAGACCCTGTACGAGAAGTACGAGTCGCTGCTCCAGCCGCAACTCCGTTACACCGACACCAAGACCGCAGATGCTGGTTTCCAGAACCTGCTGTTCAAGGCTGCTCCGGTGACTTACGATGAGCATTGCACCGCTGGTGTTGTGTACTTCCTCAACAGCAAGTACCTGACCCTTGTTGGTCACTCTGGCAAGTGGTTCGCACAGACGGAATTTGTCCGTCCCGAGAACCTCGATGCCCGTTACGCACTCATCATGTGCTACGGAAACCTGACCTGCCGCAACGCTGCGAAGCAGGGCAAGTTGACCGCCAAGACCGCCTAATTAGGTCAAGGCAACAGATTGACCCCCGGGGAAACCCGGGGGTCTTTCTATTTCAGGTAACAAACGGCTCTAAAGGGTGATGATGAAAAACGCTGTTCCAGCCCATTCCCTTTACGGTAAGCCAGTTACAGGTCAGAGGCTGTCGCATGCCGACGGTGCCCGTCTGGCTGCCGCCTCAGCCCCTTATGTGGGGCGTAATCGTTGTATCGCCAATAACGACACTTGTGAGGGTCCTAAGGCGAAGGGGACCGACTATTGCGTCGGTCATTTGCGTTCTAAGAAGGATATCTGATGGCGATAACCCTCAATCAGTTGCGTGCACAAGTCCGAAACATGGTGGACTTGGACGAGGTTGATTTGCCGAACTCTGTGATTGACCAGTTCGCTCGTGAGGGTTTTCAAAGGATTTATTCGTTGGAGCGCCGCTGGCCTCATCTGCAAAAAAGTTATGCGTTGAGGACGGTCGCTAATCAGCGAGCGTACCCGATTGAAAACATCGGTGACATTCGGGAAATTATTTCGGTTGTTGATACCAGTCCGTCTGGTAATCGTTTGACTTTGATTTCGTATGAGAATGCGGAAGAGGTTTGGTTGGGCAACACGGATACTCCGAGTCGCCCTTACTTCTTTTCGTTCTGGGAAGACAAGATTCATTTTTTCCCGAAGCCTGACACCCAGTATGTGTTTTCTGTTCGTGCGTATCGCAATCCGACGTACACGTGGTTGGATAACCCGGAAGAGTTGATTGACCTAGACGAGTGGTTCCATGGCATTTTGCCGTATTTTGTGATTGCTCGTGTGTATCAGCGTCAAGAGGATTCTGATTTGTCGAACATGTATATGCGTTCGTTTGAAGAGGGTGTTGGTTTGGCTCGTAGAGATTTGATGAAGGCTTCGAGTGCACAGCCTGTGGTGATGTCGGGTGGTCGCAGGTATCCGACGATGCGTCGTTGGTTGCAGACACTTGGTGAAACTCTTGGGCAATGAGCAACGTCTCAATCGAACGATACGACGACTTTACTGGTGGATTGAACCTTCGGGCTGACCAGTTTCAGTTGGCAAGGAACGAGTCGCCTGACATGTTGAATGTTGAGGTTGACCCTCGTGGTGGTTTGTTTACTCGTGGTGCGATGCGTGAGATAACCACAACGAATGTTGATGCTGGCGATTGGCATCCTGACAGGTTGTTTCCGTTTCAGGGTGAGACGCCAACTTTGATGTTGGCGGCTAACAACCGTGTGTTCAAATCAACTGGCGGAAACTTCTCTAAGTTGCAGGTGTCTGCTGGTGTTGATGTTCAAACGACTACGAGTCACGGTGCTTGTTTTGCTCAATGGGGTAAGTATTTGTACATGACTGTTGGTACGGCTGGTAATGGTGGTTATGTGTGGGATACGGCTTCGACGTACGCCACAGCGTTGACCGCTAGTGGCGTTAGCCCGAATGCGTGGCAGGCTTCACCAGACCCGAGCGCACACAAGATGCCGACAGCGGAGCACATTGTTGTTCACGCCAACAAGATGTTTGTTGCAAACACAACCGAGGATGGGGTGCGTTATCCGAACCGTGTTCGGTTCTCCTTGGAGGCAATCCCGGACAACTGGGATGCCGACGACTATTTCGACTTTGAATCTGGTGGCGATGGTGTCACAGCGTTGGCTTCCGTGAATGGTCAGTTGGTGGTGTTCAAGCAGAACGCTATTTTCATCGTGTACGGGTACACCCGTGACGATTTCCAGATTGTCCAGTTGTCATCGAAGTTGGGTGCGATGTCTCACGACCATGTTGCCGTGTCGGAGCAGGGCGTGTATTTCTATTCGCATCCACAAGGTTTGCATTACTACAACGGCTCGTCGATTTTTGATGTGTTCATCAATCTGAGACCGATGTATCCGGAGGGTTACATCAATTCGTCTGCTGATGACAAGATTTATGTTTCGTATGTGAACCGTCGTGTTTGGGTTTCTGTCCCGTTCTCTAAGTCAACTTCTGTCAACTATCCGTCGTGGTCGTTTGTGTTTGACCCTTCTATTGGTAATGGTGCTTGGGTTGCGTTTCAAACAGCCGACGGTCGTGGACCGGTCGGCGGTTGTGACTTTGTTGGTTCTGATGGTGTTACGAAGCATTACATGGTTCATCCGACTTCTGCCCGTGTGTTGCAGGTTGACATGTACGAGGAAGAGTTGGACCGTATCAACGGTGCGAATGTTGGTTTCGATTCTTATTATCGGACTGGTTGGGTTGACGGTCGTACGTATTCGACTCGCAAGATGTGGCGGCGACCTGACTTTGTTGTGAAGCAGGTTGACACGAGTCGTTTGTTGAATGTGAAGGTGTTTCACAATTTCGAGGAAGCCGCTGGTAATGAGCGTAAGAATTTCAATTTGGCTCTTCCCTCTTCTTCTTCTGGAATGTTGTGGGGTTATGGGTTGTGGGGTCAGGACAAGTGGGGTGTTATGGCTCAGGGTGCTCAGGTAATCAAGGGGTCGAATCTTGGACTCGCTAGGGCGGTCCAGATTCTGTTGACTGGTCCTACTGGCGGGTATTGGGGTTTGGACAGCATCACTTACAAGTACAACGATAGGAAGGTGACGGGATGAGGCGTGAGGAGTTGGCTATTCCTGCGGTCACAGCGCTCACCTCTGTGGATGCGACGGCTATCCGGGCGATTGTGTCTGCGTTGACGAAAGAGATTTATGATTTGCGTGTTGAGGTTGATGCGCTCAAGGAGCGCAATAATCGCAGGTCTTTGGGGATGGATTATCGGAATAACATGATTGCGAGGAGAGGGTGATGGCTTACGACCCGAGTGTGTTTGAGGCTCGTCGGCGTGGGTTGATGCAGAACTACGCCGCTGAGGGTGCGATGAATGCGTATCAGCAGTTTATTTCGCAGCAGCGTGGTCAGCGTGGTGTTGCTGATTTGACTCGTCAGTATGAGCAGGCTGCGCCGAGGATGGTGGCTCAGCAGACTCGGCGTGGTTTGGGTGGTGCGAATGTTCGTTCTGGTTTGATGGCTCGAGCGTTGCGTGATTTTGCTCAGCAGCGTATTCGTCAGCAGTCTGATTTGGAACGCCAGTTGCGTGAGGGTGCGATGAGTTATGACTTGGCTGAGCGTCGTCGGCAGGAGATGTATCAGCAGGCGTTGCAGGATTTGGAGTCTGAGAAGGCTAGGGAAATCGCTCAGAGTGCAAGGGACATTCTGGCTTACAGAGCAGGAGCAATCTGATGAGTGTTGACATTTACAAGAAGGAAACCGGTAAGGGTGGCACGACGAGACTTGTTTACTCTGCTGCTCCTAAAGGGTCGTGGAATGTTGGTGGCGTTCGTGCTGGCGAGATGGCTGCGCTTACCCCTAAGGAACGTTTTATTGACTGGTATGACACCCGTCCGACCGGTCAACTTTTTTCTGCTGGTGAATTGACTCCGTCAGAGCGCAGGGCTCTTGGTCTTGGTGATGCAGCAACTATTGCTGGAATTGAAGCCGCAAATCAAGCGGACTTGGGTTATGGCGGTCTGGCAGATTTGATTAATGGTTTGACCGGTGGTGGAAAGGGTGCGTCAGCGAGCGACAAACTGGCTTCAAAGAAGTATGCGGATGAGCGTGCTGACCGTGCCGCAAAGCAGCGTGCTTTGCAGGCATACCTGAGTGGTGGTGGTTTGGCTGGCATTTCTGCGCCAGAGCGTTCTGCTGTCGAGGACCGTGCACGGGCGGCGTTGGCAAACATTGCTGCTGGTTACGAGGCTGCTCAAGGTTTGACTGAATCCGGGTATGGGGAGTTGCAGCGGTATCTTGAGGCGAATCGTGTGAACCCGTATGCGGGAATGACTGTGGATGCTGGGTTGGCTACGAATCCGATGGAGCAGTTCTTGCAGGCTTACGGGGCGATGAGTCCTGAGGTGCAGGCTCAGGTGGCTGCCGAGCAGGCAGCCCGTGAGAGTGGTGCTGGAGCGTTTAGGAACCTTGTGGACGTGTTGTCTGGGGCTGCTGGGCAGGCACAGACTTCTCGTGAGATGGAAGCCCAGATGGCTCGTAATTTGGCTTCCCAGATGTTGGGTCAGCAGCGTGCGGGGTACATTTCTCAGGCTGAGATTGCCCGTCAGCAGGCGTTGGCTGCTATTGCCCAGCGTGAGAACGAGCGTAAGTACGCACTTCAGCAGGCGTTGCTTGAGTTGGGTATTAACCCTGCTGGTTTGGGTGCTCCCGCCGCAACCCCTGCTGCGGCTGCCTCCGTGTCTCGTGACCCTAGGGAAGAAGAACTTGCTTACATGCTGGGCATGGTGTAACAAAAGGAGTATTAGGTATGTCGAAAGAAGACAAGAAGAATCAGCAACAGCAGGTTGACCCGGTTGGAGCCATTCTTTCGATTATGGCAAAGAGGGGCGGTCTTGACCTGTCCAATGCTTTGTCTGACCCTTTCTTGGCGTTTCTTGCTGGCACGTATCAGGGGCAACCACAGAAGTCTGAGGGCGACATTTACGCTGAGTTTGCTCCGACGCTGATGTCGATTCAAGCCAACGAACCTGATGGTTCGTGGCGTAAGGTTGCTGCAAGTCAGATTGCTTCTGGTATTCCTGCTTACCGTGTCAAGGAAAACATTCTTGCGCTTGCACAGGAGGACCCGTCTGTTACCGGTTTGTTGACTTCTAAGGAAGCGGCTGCGTTTGTGGATGAGTTGGCTGCGGAGAATCAGAAGGCTCAGAACGAGTTGACTAAGCAGGCTGAGCAACTTGACCCGTTCCAGAAGGCTGGGTTGCCGGGTGCTCGTCAGGTGTACACGGCAGAAGATGTTGTGAACATGAACCCTGAGACTTTCCGTGCGATTGTTCAGCAAGAAGTTCCGCAGGAGTTGAAGGCGAAGATGAAGGCTCTTGAGGAGTATGCAAAGAAGCCTATTTATCGTGAGCAGAAGCCGATGGGTGAGGCTTTGAAAGGTTTGGAGCAGGAGCAGGGCGGTTTGCGTGCCGCTTTGTATGGTGGTCGTGCATCAAACAAGATGGAGTTGCCTGCGTCCGAAGTTTATTTCGACCCGAGTCAAGACACCGCCACTACTCTCGGTCAGGCTTTTGAGAAAGCCGACCTTTATGGTGGAAAGAACTATTTGGGTGGTTTGATTCAGGAGAAGCCGCTTAGCGCTTTGCTTGGTTTGTACAAGGGTTTGACGGATATTCCGGGAAGCGTTATCGAGGACATTATTCGTCCGGGTAAGCGTGAGAAAGATATTCTTGAGCGTGAGGCAAAAAAGCGCACCAAGGTTGATGCCGAAGGCGAACCAGTAAAGGTTTTGAATCGTTCTGCAATGAAGTTCCGTGAAGAGTCTGCTCAGCGTGCGAAGGATTTGTTTTCTCGCATGAAGGGTGGGGAGGAATATAATCAGCGTGTTGCTGCCGCTATGGCTGAGCGTCTTGCGCAGCGTATGGCTGAGCAAGGTCGTACTCCGCTGTCTGATGCTTTGCTTAGGACCGCAATCGTTTCTCGTCAACTTAGGAAGTAGGTTCTAGCCGGTGGCTGGCACAAACGACAATCAGAGACTGCTGGATGCCCTAAGGAATGTGGGCAGCACTGCTACATCGGTGTCACAGAATAAGCGGTACACACCACCGGTGAATAAGGTTGCTGCAAGCGTAAATGATGCACGGTTGCTTGCACTTCGTGCAGCACCGCAAATGGCGGACCAAATCAACGCTGTGGCTGCCGGGAAGGTGCAGCCTTCTGGTGCGTTGGGTACGGTTGGAAAGTTGTTGATTGATAACCCGATATCGAAAACGGTGTTGGGTGGTTTGACGATTGTTGATACGCCTCGCAGGGCGATTATTTCTGGCGTTCGTGAACTTGTGGATGCGGTGGATAGTGACCCACGGACACAAGCGTCGTTCTCCGAGTTCTTCAACCAAGCGAAGGATGTGAGATACGGGTTTGGTACGGCGTTCCCGATGAAGGGTTGGGGTGGACGGGTCGTTGGTTTCTTGGGTGATGTGGCATTGGACCCGTTGACGTATGCAACATTCGGTGCGACCATTCCGAAGAATGTCGCCGTCAAGGGTGGTTTGTTTGCTGGTCAGTCTTTGCGTGGCGCTCTTGGTGTGAAAACTTTGGCTGGTGCCGAAGGCAGGTTCGCTTTGGCTCGCATGGCAAAGGTCATGGGTGCGACGGATGATGTTGTGCGTGATGTGGCTGCAAAGGGACGTATTGCGTTGCCGAAGCAGATTGCAGACAACATGGGTATCAAGCGTGCAGGCATTTACTATTTCGGCACACGAGTGCGTGTGCCTTTGTCTGGTCCGATTGCAGATGTTATTCAGCGTGGTTTGGTGAAGACTCGACTCGGGTTTCTTTCTACCGACATGGGTCAGAGGGTTGGCAAGAAGTTTGCTTTGCGTGGCACAAGGCCGGGTGTTGACACGTCGGCTCAACGCTTTGCGTTGGCGACTGGACAGTTGTCACCGGAGCAGGCTGGTGCGTTTGTTGGTGAGTTTGCTGCACAGGACATTGAGCGTGGTGCACGCAGTTTTGCGATTGACCGTGCCATCAAGTATTCACGACCTTTGTTCGAGGACCAAGAAGTTGAAGCGGTTCGTGGAAGCGTGTACAGGCTGCTGGACACCCCACAAGCAAAGTGGGCGGAGTTGGGTATCAATCCGTCTCCGGCAGAGTTGCGTGCCTACGAAAAGATTCGTCCCGTGTTCGAGCAGATGCATGCTGATGTTCGTGCAGCGTTCCAGAGTATTGACCCAGAGTTCCAGTTAGGAAAGATTGATGACTATCTGCCGCACATGGCGACAGATAATGCGTTGAAGTTGATGGCGGATGAAGCCTCACCGTACGCACAGGACATCAGAAAGTATTTGACCGTAAACCAGACGGATAATGCTTCGTCGTTCCGTGCACGTAACTTGAGTGCTGGTTCGGATTGGTTTGGTCAGGATGGCAAGTTCCCTGCGCTGACACAGAAGGATATTGATGGTGGTGTTCAGCGTTTGAATCAGTTGTTCCGTGAGCGTACGGGTCTTCAGTATGACTTCTTTGAGACTGACATCAAGCGGATTATGGAGCGTTATGCCGGGTACTACGGGCAGCAGATTGGTGTGTCCAAGTACATGGAGGAGTTGTTCAAGTCTGGTTTGATGCAGACTGCAAAGGAGGGAATCGAATTCAACGAGTCTCTTCTTGACATTGTGAACGAGTCTGTGAAGCGTGCAACCAACGTGATGAGCGCCTCTTACAAAGAGGCGTTCGACACGGGTCGTGAGTTGTCGACAATTTTCGGTGAAGTGTTTGATTGGGCAACGAAGAAGAAGGCTACGGTCACAAGGCCGGTTGGTCCTTTGCAGCAGGAGGTTGATGGGCTGAAGGAAGTGCTGAAAGGCATTCCGCCTGTTGAGGTTGCTGCGGCACGTTTGGAGAGTGCGCAGGCAAAGTTGGAGATGGTCAAGCAGCAGATTCAGGATGCTTGGATTCAGTTTGAGCGTCAGTTTGATGAGCAGTCTGCTTATCTGCAGATGATTAAGCAGCAGCATGATGACTTGTATGAAGCGCATCAGAAGGTTTCTGACACGCTTGCTGCTCTTATCAAGGAGTACCCGGATGCTTTGAGTGATGATGCTATTGAGGCACGCACGAAGGGGCTTCGTGACCAGATTGAGAAGTTGAGGATGGAGATGGACACGCTTGACCGCAAGGTTGTGCGTGTTGGTCGCAACTGGGAAAGCATCATTGAGAAGCAGGACAAGTTCATTGACAACTTTGCCAAGTATTTGAGTGACCCGCTGATTCACACGAAGAAGAAGGGTTTGCGTCAGTTCGACATTTTTGGCACTCCTCGGTTTGCTCAGCGTGGTGAAATGTGGACTGGGTTGAAGAAGAAGCAGGGTGAGAAATTGTTCTCGTCTTGGGGCAGCCCGAGTGCTGCACCTGATGCGAAGGACCTTCGTAAAGCGTTTGACCCGAATAGCGAGTTCTCTGTGAACGAACTGAGTTCAATGAGCATTCAGGAAGTGCGAGAGATTATCTCTGGTGGTTTCTCGTCTATCTCTGATTTGCGTAGTTTGCGTAAGGCTGTGAACTGGCTTGTGGGTGCTGACGTTGTTCGCAACGGCGGTATTGTGCCAACCGATGCCGACTTCTTTGGTCGCTTGGAGCGCTTGAAGAAGTTGATGAACTTGGCTAACGATGTTGAGAAGGAGTTCGTTGGTGGTGGCAAGGCTGTTGGTGCAGCCGGTAAAACGCAGATTGAAGAGTTGGCTACTGCTGTTGCTGCGCAGAACGATATTGAGGCAACAATCAAGAACATCGTAAGACAGATTGACGAGAATGGCGATGAACTTGAAGCGTTGATGGAGAAAGGCATCATGGCAACCCCCGAGGAGGGGTTGCGCATTCGCCAACTTGAAAAGGCAAATGCCGAATTGGTTGCCAGAAAGAACATGGAAAACATTCGATACGAAAGAGCGGTTCGCACGGTCGAAGTGATTTCCAGCAAGCAGGAAACCGTTCAGCGTAAAGAGGCGTTCAAGGTTATTACCGGCAACAACTTCCGTGAACTAGCACAGGACCTGTCTGACGCAGCGTCCGAGTATTACTATCACTCGCAGGTTACAGCGATGTTCAAGTCTGTTGCCGAGGAGGCTGCATCAGTCGGCTTGGTGCCGACCGAGCAGATGTACAACGCTCTTGTTGCTCATGTGTCTAGGTTCGATTTGGATTTGGCACAGAACATGGTTCAGAGCATTGACCAAGCAGAAACGATTATGCGTGCGGTTCGTGACAGGGTTAGCGCATACACGGGACCGAACAAGAGTGCGTACCTTGTGAACGAGTTCTTTAACATCTTCGACAATCTGGAGCGCAAGGCTGAGGCTGACATTCTTCGTGAAGTGTTCCCGGAGATTGAGGGCGTTATCTACAAGAGTCAGGCTGGTTCTCTGCGCAAGGGTCGTGCGCTGTTCCTGAACGAGGGTGGCGACGAGATTGCTTCACAGATTGATGCTGCGATGCGTCAGTTTGAGATTCCGTTTGCTCGGGGCGAGTCACCTGTTGCGCCATTGGATGTCACGCCTCGCAAGGCTGCGAAGCGTGTGCGACAGGAGCGCATGGGTGGAGAAGAGTTCGCCGCCCAGATGGAAGAGTTCGGTGCGCTGAGCGAACGAGATGTTCGCTCGCTCGGCTCAGAGACAGCAGACTTTGATTATCGTTCCGGTGTCATCGCACGAAACATTGATGTTATCAAGACGAGGCTTGAACGTACTGACTTGTCTCCTCAGGAGCGTCAGACGCTTGAGGCAATCACAGATAAGTATGACAAGGCGATGGTTCGTATTGCGAAGCGTCGCAAGGATACGAATCGTCGGTTGAAGCAGTTGACTGGCGCTGCCAGCAACCGCCAGAACGAGCGCATCTTTTCCAACATCATCAAGAGTGGTGATGCTTTTGGTATTGCTGGTTCGTTGGGCAAGGCGTTCAATGGTGGTCAGTATGCGATTGATTCGTTCTTTGCCGATTTGTTGGGTGGCAACAAGTTTGATGTGCGTCTTGGTTATACCCGTGAGAAGATTATTGGTGGCAAGATTCGTGAGGTTGAGCCTGCCGCAGAACAGTTCACGAACGTGTTTGAGAATGAGGCTGGCGAACTCATAGATTCCGCTGGCAATAAGTTGTCGAGCAACTTGGAAATCATCGATCCAGAAACTGGTCAACCGATTCCGGGTTCATCTCCGGCAAAGGAAACCAAGCCAAGCGTTCTTGTGCGTCGCAGAGACTCGTTGATGTCCAAGATGTATGACCGTGCTGCCGCACGGTACAGCAAACTCCGTTCGCTTGCCGATGACGCAGAGTTCATTCCAACGGTGCAACTGCGTGAAGGAACATTGAACTCGAAGGGTGATGCTGCTTGGGTGTTCTCGGACACAATCAAGGGTCCGAATGCGTACGCCAACCAGTTGGAACTGTATGTGAACGACCTCGAGCGCCGCATCAAAGTGTTGAAGCCGCTGCAGAGTGAAATTAAGCGTGAGGAAGGCAAGTTGAAGACTGCTGCCGGTCGTGTCGCTGAAGCGAATTTGACGGAGGGGCAGAAGAGTTTGTTGGCTAAGAGGCGTGCCGCCGCCAAGCGTGCACAACGAGAGTTGGATGAGTTGACTGGTAGCGAGTTGCATTTGCGTGCGTTGGAACGCAACAAGTTGAACAACTTCATGTACCAGTTGGCTGCTTTGAAGCCCGAAGAGGTGTCGAGAATCAACTGGGGTCTGGCGAGCATGGACTTCGGTTTCCCGGTCAGCCGCAGTGAAGTTCTTTCCGTGAACGAGTTGATGATTAAGGTTCAGGAAGAGAACATTCGCAAGTTGACGAAGCAGTTGGAAAACATCCAGCAGATGTCTCCACGTATCTCGACGAAGTCTCTTCGCACTCGCATTGCTGATGCGAATGCTGAAATCAATCGTTTGCGTGGTCAGATTCAGGCTGCACGTGGTCGGGCTCCAACCGACTTTGGTTTCTCTGCGGACGAGTTTTCTTCGCTGTGGGCGAAGGAGTACACGCCGCAGGAGATTGGTGCTTTGCGTACAGAGTATGCGAAGTTGAATAGCGAGTTGAATGCTCGTGTTGGTCAGAGGGCCACACCTGTGTACGAGTATTGGACTGCTGAGAAGATTGGTGAGAATGACGCCGCTATTGCGGCTGTCATGGAGCGGATGCAGGCAATCAACTCTGAACTGAATCAGGCTACATCTCGTGACATGGCGTTGAAGAAGGTCAAGTTCTTGTTTGACCAGTTTGAGACACCAGAGTTCCAGATTGCGATTGGTGCTTCGAAGCCGAATGCTTCTGTTGAAGCGGACCGTGCTGTTAGCAGGTTCTTGCGTGCACAAGGGGTCAAGGACTCTGCGTACAGGACTAATGCTCGTCGTGCTGGGCTTGCTGACATCTATGATGCTTCGCCTGAGGCTTTGCATCTTGATGAGGTTGAGCAGGCTAAAGAGGCAATCAGGTTGGCTGAGGAGACCGCTGAGGGGGTGTACTCACGCAAGAAGCGTTTGACTGCTGTTCGTGACCAGATTCGTGAGACGATTGCTCTGAAGCGTCGTGAGGTAAAGGACCTTGAGATTGGTCGCAGCATCAGCGAAATCAACGACATCTTGACCGGTGCATCTGAGGTGACCGGCAAGAAGGTTGGCAGGGTCACGAAGCAGGAGCCGTTGAAGACGGCGAAGGAAGCGAAGAAGGCTCTCGGCAGGGAGGTCAAGGCTGAGCGCCCAGAGTTGTTCAAGCGTGATGAGGCGTTCTTTGGCACTCAGAAACAGTTGCTTGATAACGAGTTGGATGAGTTCCAGATGCGTCGCCGTGACATTGTTCAGCAGATTGCGAAACTGGAGTTTGATGTGCTTGCCGATAGGCAGGCTCAGTTGGATGCACGTGAAGCAATCAAGATTCTGCAGAGCATCGGGGACCGTCAAGCCGCTGTGCTGGGCTTGCCGTCCGCATCAAAGATTCGTGACCGTTTGACTGCTTCTGCGGTTCTTGAGAAGCAGATGATTGCGCTTGAAGAAACTGGTGCTAAGGCTGTGGCGAAGAGCGACAAGTTGGCTGCGACGCTTGCCACCCGCCAGAAGGCGGTGGACAAGGCTAAGGCTGCGTTTGACCTGTCGAGCACAATGCGTGCTCCGACGGAGGCGAAGTTGGAAAGTGCGCAGCGTGTTCTTGCTGAGACCAAGGATTTGGCTAAGCGTAATGTGAAGATACGTAATGGCATAAGCAAGAAGGATGCTGCGTGGACTGAGGGCATGGACGAGTTGATTGCCGATGCCTCGTACATTATGCCGTTGATTGAGGGCACGGAGTTTGAAAAGCCGATGCGTGATGCCTTGGCTGATTACATTCGTGTCAAAGCGATGCTGCAGCAGAACCTGTTGCCGTTGGATGCCGCAACTCAGGAGAAGCGCATCCTTGAAGGTATCCAGAACATGGTTGCGACCGATGCTGATGAGGCGTTGCTGAACATTAGAAGGCTTGGTGCCCAGCCTGTGTCCGCCGGTGGTCCAGCAGGTATCGCTCATGCCGTGAATATCACGAAGTCCTTTGATGAAGGATTCGTGCAGTTGAGCCGCTACTTCCCGAATGTTGGTGTAAAGAAGGAGTTGGCTGAGTTGGTTCAGAACGTGCACAGGGCGCAGGACCCAGCAGTTGTGCGTGAACTGAACAAGTGGCTGTCTAAGTACACGAGGTTCTTCAAGGGTTATGCGACACTCAGCCCGGGCTTCCACATTCGCAACGCAATGTCGAACGGCTTCATGCTGTTCGCTGCCGGTGGTAACCCGAGGTTCTTGGCGGATGGTTTGAAGTTCTCGCAGTCGTGGACTAACGCTTCTCGCCGTGGTGTCCAGTTTGAGAAGTGGTTGACTTCTGTTCCGCAGGCGCAGCGTGAAACGGTGCGTCAGGCGATGATGGCTGCTGCCGCAACTGGTGGCGGTATGACCGATGAGGCTCTCAGTCAGGGTGCGTTGTGGGGAACCAAGACCTCGAAGAAGGTTGGTCAATGGATGGAACAGCACTCACGGTTCCTGTTGGCTTATGACGGTGTTCGTAGCGGTATGGACATGAATACGGCTGCTGCTCGTGTTCGCAGGTATCTGATTGACTACGAGAATGTTTCTGGTGCTGACCAGTTGTTGCGTCAGATTATTCCGTTCTGGATGTGGACGAGTCGTAACTTGCCGATGCAGATTACAAACATTTGGATGAACCCGAAGGCTTATCAAATCTACGGAAGCATCAAGCGTAATCTTCAGGAGGACGACGAGGACGTTGCCGTCCCGTCGTGGATGCGTGAGATGGGTGCATTCAAGTTGCCGTTCGGCAAGAACTGGTATGCGACACCAGACTTTGGTTTCAATCGCATCAATCAGGACATCGAGCAGTTGCGTGACCCTGTACGGTTCGCCAGCAACCTGAACCCGTTGCTGCGTTTGCCCATCGAGTTGATGGGTAACCGCCAGTTGTACTCTGGCAGACCGTTCTCCGACCAGCCTGTTGAGGTTTCTGGTGGTGTTGCATCAATACTGCAACCGATGCTCGAGGGTCTCGGGTTCGGTGAGACTGGACCTACCGGCAAGAAGTTTGTGGACGACAGGGCTTACTATGCTTTGCGCAGTTTGATTCCGACGCTCTCGCAAGCAGAGCGTCTCATCCCGTCAACACCAGAGTATCAGCAGCGTGGCATTTTGAATCCGCTTCTCGGCTACATCGGTGTGCCGGGTCGTCAGGTTACGCCACAAATGGAAGAAAGTGCAATTGCTGCGATTCAAGCACAGTTGCGGGAGATTGCCCAGCGAGGCAAGACACTTACGGAAGGAGAGTAATGAGACCGTACACAGGTAATAGCGATGTGCCAGCGAAAGGTTTGCGTCCCGGCATGCGAGTGTGGATTGAGGAAGTCATCGCTCTCAGCGGTGGTGCGTTGTGGAACAACGGTGACTTCGGTGTGCGCAACATGCGCTCAAAGAGTGAACCTAGTGTTCACGGCTCGGGCAGGGCTGTCGACCTTAGTTACAGAAAAGTTGGCAACAAAGGTAAGCCGGGTGGACGCAAGCACGCCGTAGGCGTGATGCGTGTGCTGGTGAGGTACGCAGATGAGGTTGGGCTTGAGGCAATTTTGGATTACTTCCCCAAGCCATACGGCAGGGGGTATAGATGTGACCGTGGTGGCTGGTCACGCTACAGGAAGCCCACAATCACGGGTGCGCCCGGTGGGGACTGGATACATTGTGAGGTCAGTCCTGAGTTTGCTGATAGTCCTCAGAAGGTGCGTGAGGGGTTTGCGAAGGTTCGTGCTGCTCTCGCTCAATCTGGACCACAGGCTGATTCAACAGAGTAATGTCCAGCACCATCCCTAGCGGGATGTGCACAGGACCGCTGGTTGTTTTCAGTTCGGGTGCTTCGTCGGGCATATACGAGGAGACGAGCGTCAGGTAGCCCCTGAGACAGTCAGGCCATACGAATCCTACGGTCACAACGGTGGTGGGTGCTGGGTCGTACTTCTCTACGTCTGTCCATCCGTTTTCGCCGTCGAACGCATCAAGCCAATGGACTGCTACAAGCGACCAAGGGCAGGTTACTGATTCAGTCTTCATACGGGTCAATCCCCTCTTCGTGCAGGTGGGTTTCTATCGTTGCGATGATTGACGAGACGAACGAGGTTACTTTGATGGCGGACTCGATGTCGCCTCGTAGGCTTTTGCGCCAGTATTGGCACATCTCGATTGCCGACTGATTGTCGGCAGAGAGGATGATGCTGAGTCCGTTGTCCATGTTGCGTTCGATTTGTTCAGCCTTGTCGTACATGGATTCAACTTGTTCTTGTGGCACGATGTTGTAAATCCAGTCATCGCTGCTCATGGGTTGTTCCATTCTCAACATGTATAAATCTGGTCGGTATCCCATTCTCGGATACACCTTGACCAATCTGGGCTCTGCCAAATCTGGTCGCAAGAACTTCTGCAACTTCTTCAGGAGTGACCGCAACATCAAAACCCACGGTTATTTGCCAAGTTCTCAATGAAATCATCTCCAAGTTCCAAACCGAACGTGTTGTCATCCAGCATTAGTGCCACAACACAATAGCCGACAATGTCCACCAAAGCATCCTCGTACGGTTCGGCTTGTGCCTGCCGCTTCTTCAGATTCCTAAGCCGTTCAATCTTGTCGCTGAGGCGAACAAGGATGCCGAAGTGACCGAACTTCTCGATGTTGCCATGACCGTAGTCGTTCTGTTTGCGACCGAGCAGGTTCACCATGTCGTCGTTGTCCCACTTGCGTAGATACTTGAGTTCGTTGATTGCGGATGATGCGATGCTTGTCCAGAAGATTGGGCTGAGTGTTTCTTCCTGCACCGTCTGCGCTCCGATGTCACGCAGCCGTGCGATTGATTCAACATTCATCTGCTGCGGGTTCTTGGACATTGACGATAGGTGGTCAACCCATTGTGCTGCCGATTCGTTCCATGTGCTTGCCACTTGTACTCTCCTTCTGATGATTGGGTGCATGGTTAGTAGGTGCTTGAGTTTTTCGTATGCGGCGTTCTTCAAACGCCATGCGTGAGGCTTGGACACGCCGAGGCGTTGTCCGAGTTCTTCGTACGAAATCATTTCGCTGTTGACTGCGTTCACAATGAACTGGTCTTGCTCGTCTAGTTGCTCGATGCATTGTGCTACGGCTTCTCGCATCGGCTGTAGTTCAATGACGGATTCGACGGTGTCTTCTCCGATGCCAGCCATCATCAACGCCTCGATGGGCGTTTCTGGTCGGCGGTGCCCACGCATCGTTTCGATGTGCATGGGACTCAGGGAAGCGTCTTTATTAGCCATTGTTCAACTGTACATACTCGCAGTCAGCGATGGGTATCTCCATGAACATTTCATGGGATGTGTACTTGGTGTCTTTGTAGATGGCTTGCTTGGCTGCCTTCTGCAGGGCATCCTCACCGACAATCAGCATGCAGTCTTTCTCGTGGTTCAAAGTGATGAAGAAGATTGACTCGGCGGAGTCAAGAAACTTCGTTTTGCGCCACGAGTAGTGCAAGGTGTCGTACTGAAAGGTTGGCCCCTTCCAGTTGTGCTTGACTTCCACTTCGATTCCGACCAGCCCTGCTGGTACGGACACAACGTCGATGCCGTAGCGTTCCGGGTTGATTTCGGCTTTGAAGCCCATGCCGTTTAGCCAGTCTACGACGATGTGCTTTGCGCTGTCGTCGTTGTCGTACAGGTGTTTGCTGAATGGTTTCTTACTTGGCTTCATCGGCTCTCCATCTCATGATGTTGATGGTGTACACAGTACCGTAGATGGCTGCAGCCACAATGAAACCGTACTGTTTGGTGTTGACTGCGTAGATGACCCACAGCCATTCGTTGATTATCAGGACCATCCAGCCCCACCAGACTTTGCGTCCGACGGTGAGCAGTCCGATTGAGCCGACTGTCATCAGTAGCCACGACCACCATTGGGGAATCATGCTTTCTCCAAATACAGCACGACGATTTGTTTGTCGTCCTTGTAGGCGATGCCGTTCAACCCGTCCAAGAATGACTTGGCGTAGTTGTCAATGTCGCCTGTCAATCGTGACACGGGCTGCTTCACCTTGGGGTTCATGTCAAGCCGTTCAATCATCATCTCGGTTCCTTCTTTCGTGAACCTGAGACTCATCTTCAGCATTCCTTCTTCAAACATCGGTCCGTTGTATGCCTTGGCGATGTCTGACTCGTACTTCTTTGTTGCCTTCGGCGTGTATGCGTAACCGCTGCGTGTGATGCGTGGTCGTGCTTTCGCTTTCGGTCTGACTTTGAAGAACTGGTGGTATTGGAACTTCTTCATTGTTTGTCCGTTTCGTAAATGTCGCTAACGATTTTGGTTAGTTGTTCTTCGCAGTCGGGGCGGTGATGGAACTTGCCCCACCGTTTGTCTGCATCAACAAGTATCGCATAGGCGTACTGGATTGGTGTGCCTTGCTCGTGCATTCGGTGCACCATCTTGCAGAGGGTGTTGCTCCTGTCCCTGCCATCGAGGGGACCGTTTTTCCAGATGTTCGTTACATACCCGTCAACATAGGCAAGCGCCTCACGGACGCTTGCCGTTACCTGCAGGCTGAAACCCGTGGAACGGCGGCGTGGAGAGAACTTCTCGGCAAGCGGGGTCAACTGGTGGACGGACACAAGGTGTTCGTCAACCTCGTCAATGAACGAATCGAAGTCCATTGGCGTGTCGTTGGGTGTCAGCATGTAACGGTTCTCAGGCATCTCGTTCATGCCGTTGGGGTACGGCAGGCGAACATAGTTACCTAAGCCTGATGCTTCTTCCTGTTTCGGGTTGACTTCCTTTGCCGGGTAGCCGATGACTTCGTGTGCTGCGAGCAACGCTCGGCGCATGATTGGTGCCGGAACCCAGTCGTCTGCGAAGACCCACACGTGGTAGCCACGGCGTGTCTTCTCAACATACGAGTAAACACCTTTGACCATGAGTGCCATCTGAATGTTGCGTGCAGCGTCAAGGTCGTCCACATCGATGTCAGAGCAACCCCACTTGACTGTGCTGTCGTCACGCAACGGGTAGATGCCCACCAGTTCTTGTCCGTACAGGTGGTTGGCGTAGGTTGCGTAGGTAACTGTCTTCGCCACCGAGTAGCCGTCCCATGCGCCGTGTGCGTCGTCTCGTCCAGCGAACACGCTGGCGAACATTTCGATTGCGTCACGCATAGTTGCCCACCGAGTGACGGAACTGTGCTGGCAGTTCTCCGTTCAGGTCGGTGAGGCGACCGGTGGCTGCATCCAACTCGAAGTCGATGTCATCCACCAGTTGTCCAGCGGGACGCTTGTTCTTCAGCAGGCTGACCGTAACCGTGTACTCGTGGATACGGAGGTCATGTCTAAGGAACTCGAGGCGTTCTACTGCTCGTTCGCTGTGCGACCTGTCAAGTTTCTCTGTCAGTTCGTTCATCTCCGCAATGATTTGGTACTTCTTGCGGCGAACACCGATGATTGATGTGGCTTGCTGTTCACCACCGTACGAACCTGACGACATGGTCAGTTTCGCACCATCAGCACCTGCGGTGCGTGATGTTTGGTGTAGCACCAGCATCGGAATGTCATGCCTGCGACCGAAAGATTTCAGGAATGTGGCTTTGTCAGGCACAGTTTCGCCTGCCTCCACCAAATCCAAGTAGTCAACAACTACTAGGTCAGGCACTTGTCCCCACACATCTGTCACCTCGTTGTATGCACGCTCCATGTCTGATGCCGTTAGCGGCTGGTCAAACACGGCGAGGTTCGGGAAGTGTTCTTCTGCGGTTGCTCTCAGCAGGTTGATTGCGTCCTCGTCATCGGATGCGACACGAGCCTCTAGTTCTCGTGCGTCGATGTTGTTGTGGATGCAGGTCAACTTGGTGAGCACCAGTTGGCGTGGCTCGTCGGGGATGAAGAGTGCGATGTGTTTGTCACGGTTCTGACGCAAAGCGTGCAACAGCACGAGTGTCTTTCCTCCGTGTGCGAAGCCGAGCATCATGGCTAGTTCGCCGGGTGCGATGCCTCGCATCTCTTCGTCAATGCGTTTGATTCCAAGGTGGACACGTTCCTGTGGGGATTGTGCCCAGCGTACGAATGAGTCGGCTGCTTCTGAGAGTGGCGTGTACATCCGATAGTCGGATGATGGGGAGGGTTGTGCCCTCCCCACCGAATCCCAGCCAGCAGCAAGTTGCTCTGGCGACAGTCTCATCACTTACCTCGTGGAGGCCAGTAAGCCTTCTCTTTGTCGTCCACAGCCTTGAACCAAGGGCGCTTCGGATTCTGAGTAAGACCGTCACGGTTGTCGTAGACACGGTTGATGCCATCACGCTTGCAAGCCTTGATGAGCCACTCGGGGATTGGTCCGTGCTGCTGACCAACGATGGTGACACCCGTGAATGGTGCTGGCGTTTCAATTTCGGTTGCGTTGAACGCTTCCTTGACCATCGCCACAACATTGTTGGTTTGCTGTGCGGACTGTTCAGCGGTCATGCTTCCACCGTAGATGGTGTCCATCATAATTTCGTTGATTGACGAGAAGAGAACGGCAAACTCGGAAATGACTCCGTCTACCGTGTTCTCCCTGTTGGTCAGGTCTGCCGCAATCTTTGCGGACACCTGAGTGATGATTGCCCTGTCCTTATCCATTTGATACCTCCGTATCAGTTGTCGTGCTCATGAATGAGCCTTTGCATTTTGACCAGACTGGACACCACCGCTCTGAACAGAGATGGTGCTGGTCGTTCATCACCCAACGCTGGTCACTCGTCAGGTGAACTCTTGCCAACAGGATACTGTTGACGAGACTGATTGTCTGCTCGATTACCCAAGCAGAATGTTGTTCGGTTCGTGTGACGTTCACAACCTGACCAGATGAACTGGCGTTGCGAATCATCACACCAAAGTTGAAGTTCACGGTGTAATCAACCATGCCCAACGCTGTCAGAGCAGCCGAATACACGGCTGACTGAATGTTCTGGGACTGCTTCTCCGCCTCGTAATACTTACGAGCCGCTGTCTTCCAGTCCCACAACCCTGAGCGGTGCACATAGTCTGCTGTGCCTTCGAAGTACAGGTCGTAGTTGATGTCCCTGTAGCCCTGAACGCCGCCTTCAGCAACCTTGACTGCGAACTTCACCTCCGTCTGTCCACCAAGGGGGACATGGGGGTAGATGTCACGCACCCACGCATCCGCCATGGATGCGATGTGTGTGTCCCAGTTCTTCGGGTCGGTGTTGGTAACGAACACATCCTTGCCTTCGGCACGAAGCGCCGCCTGCTTGGAACGGAACCAGCCGACACAGAAGTCAGCGATGTTCTCCGACTCAATTTCGTTGTTGAGGACTTGCTCGATTCCTGCGTGCACAGCAGTACCCATGAGGGCGCTGTCGTTCTCACGACGAGACTCGGGGAACAACTCCATGAGCCTTGCTCGTTCCGGACACATCAACGCATCGTTCAACCATGACTGGCGGACATAAATGCGTCGTCCGTTGATGTCTTGCTCTACTCTCACTTGTTCCTCGTTTCTTCTGTGCTTGTGTTGGGAGACCCCACGCCCCGTTGGGGCGGTGGGGTTGACCTATCGGCCCCCCCCTTTCCCCCCCCACGATAACACGGGTGTGTCATGCGATGTGTGGCTAACCGAGATTCCATGGATTCCATCCCTTTCCGTAACTGTCTTTGGCGTAGTTGTGAATGTGCAAAGCGGCAAGCAGGTTGGTCGCTGGGTCAAACAAGTCGGCTCGTTTCTTGAGCACACCCCGTTCTCTCAGCCACCTAGACCAGCCACCGTTGACCTGCGTCAACCCGTACGAGCCACTCATCGGGTCGTCAGGGTTGTGCACATTCGGTTTGCATCGTGACTCTTTCCACATGACATAGTCCAGCGTCCAGATGTCTTGTGTGCGCCAGCCCACTTGCTTGGCTGTGCTCCACCACATCGGACACAATGCCCAGCCCGGTACGTGAACTGTGGGTTGGGCTTGGATAGCAGAAGCGGGGGCTGTCGCCCCCGCCACCACGATTGCTGCTGCGAATAGTGCCTTGCGTATCACCTGTTACCTCCTAGGACTGCGGATAGGACATCTTCCATCTCAGATTTCGCTGAGATAAGAAGTTCCAACTCTGTTTGCACAGAGTCGGCTCGCCTGTTATCGGACAACCGAATCGCCTTCTTGGCGAGTTGGTCGACACCGATAGCAAGAGACTTCACAACTGCTCTCAGTTCGCTGAGACTCAGTTGTATTTCCACTTGTGGCTCGTACTGATTACGAGTTTGCATGTTGCTTCGCTCTCTTTCTCGGTGGAGTACCGACTGTTAGCAGGACACCACCGTAGATGCCTGAGGCTTTAGTTTGCTTGCCGTAATCTAGGCATGCTTCCGTGTGGGGACAGGTGGCGCAGACACCACGAGCCAACGCACCGTGTTGGCGTGGGCTACGACCCTGACCCTTTGTTGGATGCCACCAGTTTACTGGCAAACCCTTACATTTAGCGGTTTCCATCCATGTCCGGTCACCGATGTATTCGGGGTAGAAGTCAGACATCTGCACCACCGTTCAGACGCTGACCGATGATGGTCAGCACACGCTCGGCAACCTCGTTGGCAAGGTTCGCAGTCTGCTTCTCTACAGCCTGTCCAATAGCCAATAAGAAGTCGGTAGAAACCTGCAAGTACTCTTGCACAAATCGTTGCATAAGCATCTGAAATCTGGTATTGCGCACCAAACGGTTCTGAAACTCGTCGTTATCAAACGGATTATCCGAACCGTAGTTGTCTAGCAACTCTTCCACAATCTCGCTGGCAGAGAAGTGCCTAGACACCAACTCCGACATGTACGAATAGTCAAGTGATTCCATCAGCCAGTTACGAACAGACCGAACATACTCAGGTGTACTGATAGCGGTCTGAAGTTCCTCAGCCAAGTGAACCTTGACTTTCTGCTGGATAGTTTCCATCAACGACGAGTCAACAGCCTCCATGATGGAAGCGTTAGACAAGTCCAGTTCCATGCCCAACGGGGCAGAGATTGTTTGAACAGTAATCTTTGGCATTGTATTTATCTCCTTGTGTTTGTGTGTGTATTACTTGCTTCGCTTATTGGCGATTGACATTGACTCTATCTCAAAGTTCCATTGCTCAACATCAACATACTGATGCAAAGCAACCCAACACTTGCACGATGTGTGACCACAGTACAAGCAGCAGTTGCAGTACGAGCAATGCGTGTGGATTGTGTCCGCAGGCACAGTCTCAGCACACGAGCATTGGTAGCACTCGATGAGGTCGGTTTGGGTGTCAATACGAGTAGTGAACATGTCCATCTGCTCGTACATCATCTCATAGTCCAACTCGGCCTCATCGTCCCACGATGAGTCGTCTTTCTTGATGCTGACATCCCAGCCACCATCCAACTCGGAGTAGTGACCACCCCAACCAGACGAATACGAACCGTAGCCGTAGTCGTGTGTCGTGTAGGTGTACACAGTCGGCTTGTACGAACTGTTAGACCACCACATGTCGTCAGCCCAATGACCGTCAGACTCGTTGATGATGTAGAAGTCGTACTTGGCATCAGGGTTGGCAGTTAGGAACACCAACTTGGAACCCTTAGCCCACGACGACAACTTGTTGTAATAGTCGTCGTCATCAAGAGCACACACGCCACCGATGTTCGGCATGTAGTCTTCGGCAAACACCTTGGTGTCAGACCGAGTGTCAGACGGCGACATCTTGACAGGCAAGATACCGTTGTGAGCCATGACGGTGTTACGGTCGCCGCCTAGCAAGAACGGGTGACAGTTGTCAATGGTCTCGGAACCGTGAGTAGCCCAACGGAAATGGAAAGTAGCAGGACCCTGCAAGGTCTTGCGCATTTCCAGAAACTTGTCGGCAACTTCTTGGAAGTTCATGCTGTGAGCACGGACTATGCGATGCCTGTCATGGATGGCGAAGCCAAAGCCGTCCGGATTGTTCCGTGCAGCAATAGCAAACTTGTCCATGTCAGGAGTGACATAGTCGGGGATGAATGTTAGTAGACACATGTTGTGTCTCCTTTCTGTTTGTTGTTTGTTTATGTATTTGGATTTGATAGACGGTCTATCAGAGTGAGTTCCGTGCGTCGATACGGTCGGCAAGCACCTTGTACTTGTCGTTCTGTGTATCAAGCCACGAACGGAACGAACGGTACTCCAAGCCATGCTTGGTAGTCATGTCGTTGATGGTAAGTATGTCGCTGTACTGGTGTACGGCATCACACATCTGCAAAGCAGCCTGCACGGTCTCGGGACGCAACGAGGGGCGGAAGAACCGCAACTCGATGGTGTCACGATTACGCATGTTGATAGCAGTGAACCTGTCCTCGTTACGCCTACCCATCTTGATGAACTTAGGCAGGCTCATCTCCATCTCAACATCACCGCTAGTCCAGTTGTTGTATGCGTTCATGAACTTACCTTTCTCCCATGTCGCATAACGCTCAGAGTTACGACCAGCGAACTGAATGAGTTGGTTAGCGTTCTTGAATAAGAACATAACGAACACAGTCAAGTGCTTCTCGCTAGTGAACGCAGTACGACTGAGATGGATGTGCAGTCCACAAGTGGAAGCGTTCCACGACTTGAAGCCATGACGACGCAACTTGGTGATGCCCTCCCATCGGAAGTGGTTCATGTAGAACCCGAGCGTTGCAGGATGAGACACAATCTCAAAGCCATGGTTCAGCGAACCATCCTCCTTGAGATAAATGACACCCTCATGACCGAAGCCGTAGTTCACCGTGGAAAGCAAATCATCTGCGCCCTCGTCACGGTCAGCCATGCCAGCCTCAACCTCCAACTCGATGCCCATGTACAACGGCGTGAGATACTTCTTCTCATCCGTGTACTTGACATAGTACGAAGCAAGCCCGTCGTCATGTAGGAAACTAGGCGACGGCTTGTACCCGTAATCGTGCACATAGTCGCTCTCGTTCTCACGCTCGGCGCACCGGTCTTCGTAATCGTAGTGGCAGTCGCCGCAACGATAGTTGTTGTTGTCGTCGTAGTCAGATGTGTACACATCATCCTCGTACAACCCCACACCGCACTCATTGCACGAATACGGGTACTCTTCTTCTGTATTGCTTGGCATTTGTAATCATCCTCCTTCGGATGTTGTTTGTTGTTTGTTTGTATTTGCTTACAGCCAACTGATAGACGGTCTATCAACTGGACATCTTACGCATGTAACGCAGAAAGCGCCACATACGAAACCAACTACGAGCACGAACGAAAGCACTCACTCGTTGCCCGCCCATCTACTCGGGTGAACAAGCGAGAAACCTTGCCTCGTATCACCGTACACCGTGTTCTGCTCCAACTCTAATCGGATTTCGTCGTGAACACCGTCGTAGAAATAACGCAAGCGAGAAACCTTGCGCACATCACGACACCATTCACCAACACCGACGGCACAGTCGGGACAACTTGACCGAATGGGGTCATTCATTTCTGTTCTCCTTTGCTATTCGGGAATTGGATAGTCATGTCAAACCACGACGTACTCTCGGGAACGCTTGGTAACGGTTTCACCACCTGCCACGCAACCCTGTCCGACCAACCCTTAGGGTCAGTCGTCATCTCGTATGCCGTCACATACAAGTACGCATGGTCAGTATGAATGTTGATGTCCCAACACCCAGCATCAACCCAATCATCAAGATTGTAATTGGGTGCAACTGATAGGTCTCTATCAACGGCGTCCATCAGAACACCACCGACACAATCAGTTGTACGCACATGAGCCCCATTGTGAACGCCCACAGCGCCACAATACGGTCACTCTTGTTGGCGTTGCGTGGCTCCGTGAGCCAACGCAGAACGCCATCAGCAAAGCGTTGATAATGTTTCATGTTTCTATCCTTTGTGTATCTGTAGTTCCGCACCACAGAATTGAGCCCACCAGCCAGAGGGAAAGCCGGTGGACTCTCACCGCATTGCGGATTTGATAGATGTCTATCAACTAGAAACCGAGAGCCTCCAACACCTGCTCGGTCTGCTTAGCCGACAAACCAGCCTTACCACAAGCAGAACGAACCTTACGAGAGGTAACGGACTGCTTCTTCTCCTTACGAGACGGCTTGTCCGCAGTCTTACGCTTGCTCAAAGAGCGAGCGTAACTACGCAAATCGTCAATGTTGGCATACCCATACCCAACCTCAAACTCAAGATGCTCAATTACATCTTGCGCAACACAGTCACGCCCAACCTTGCCCATGACAATTAGACAGTCACCGACATAGTTGCGGATGGTATGCATCGCCGTGTAATCCGTCTTAGATGCCGACGCATAAGCAGAACGATTACTATTCCACTTATCACGACACTCAACGGCGGCGTTCAGCCAACCCTCAAGAGCCTTGCGAGAACCTCCCGCAATAGTCTGTTCGTGTGTTGCAAAGTTGCTCCGCTTAGCGGTCGCCTTGTTCTTCGCCAATGTAGTTACCTTTCTATGTTTGTGTTTGTGTAGGTGAACGAATGTCCACCGCAGAACGCACGAACTGATAGACGCTCTATCAACCCATGCGCTCATGCGCTAGGCATTACTCATCATGTCAAACCTGAACGACATCCTTACAAGACGCTCGCTCTCATCCATCTTGCCTTGTTCCTCCGCAATAGCGGCAAGGTGCGAATAGATGTTGCTTAGTGACTGGTAATAGTCACGCATCGTCTCATCCATAGCCTCTATCTCTCTTTCTGTCTCAAGCACCTACCGTTTCGGTGCATCGT